AAAACACCCGTTCGCTGGAACGGATAGCCTGCGCCACCTACATTCTGGAACGCCTCAATAGTCTGTGAACCACCTATAAACAACTGATTCCTAAAGACAATCGGCGCAACGATGTCATCCGGGTCTGCCTCTGCCGAGCCGAAATCTAGTGCGTTGTAGGACAGTCCATCGTTCAGGCCCGAAACGATGTGCTTTTTTTCGTCCGTGGTAAAAAGGAAGTAGCCGTCTATAAACACCACCGCCTGCGGGTCGCCGCTTGCCCTGAAGTCGGGGTCGGTGATCTCCTGCAACGCGGCAGATGTCAGTTTCTCCTGAACCGTGACGTTGTCAATGGCGATACCGTTAGTGCTGGAGATGTCCGTCGATGCGGAGAACTCCAGGTCGCCGGTAGTGGTTGCGACAATTTCCTCGACAAAAGTGCCAGTGCTTTCGCGTGTAATCAGGGCCGTACCACCGAGGGATGGCGTAATCTCATCACCCGCCCCAATTACGCTGATCGTGTAGCTGACCTTGTACGTCTTGCCCGCCGTGATGGAAAGTGTCTGGCTCAAGACCTGGCTGCTTGCACCACCGCCCGCACACTCAGCACGCTCTGTTGACTCGTTGATCGTCCATGACGGGTCTTTCGTCCAATCGGAATCGTCAACAAAGCCACCGTTCGTGACCAGGTCGCTGCCGAAGTTGCCGACAGCCGTCAGGATATAGCCCTTGCCGCCGGGGACCAGGATGCACAACTGGATACCGTTGTCGGCCATCCAGACACGCCCAGAACCCTCAATCTCGCCAATGTCCGTTACAGAGAATGTCTCGTTACCGTCAAAATCAACGGAGCGGTCAAGGCTGTAGAGTCTCGAACCGTTGACGAAGTAGGGTGTATCACCCAGCACATGCGCCCCACGGTTCTCCTCGTCCGTTACACCCTGATTGTCAACCAGAGTTGACAGTCCAGGGGTCGGGAACAGCATCGCCTGACTCAGCGCGGGTGACTGCGGTATGCTCGGGTAGCAGTTGACCGCCTCCTGAGCCGCTAACGGCAGAGAGTCACTCTTGTAGAACCCCGCTGCAAACGGGATTGGGATTCGAGGCACCTTACTGCTCCTGGACGTAAACGATCACGGTGCGGTCATAGGTGTAGCCACCAGCGGTTACAACCCGGTTGGTGAGTGCGTACACTGACCCGTCAGAACCGCCTGAGATGACCGCTGTCGCGCTCAGTGTCGTGTTGGTATCCGAGTCCACTGTAAGGCCACTGTCGGCCTCCCAGGACGAACTGGAGATGGTGTCGCCTATCTGGGTCATCAGGTCAGACCAGTTGATCGTGACCGGACTCACGCCATCGGGGTCTTTGAACTCATGCGCGTAGTACTGAGACACATCCAACTCATCGTAGTGTGACTCGTCCATCAGGAAGTCATTGACACCACTGCCACGCGGCAGGTTGCCGGGATACTGCGTGGGCAGGATGTTGATGCCCAACTTACGGCAGACCTTCAGACCGTCATTGGCCTGTGCCGCCAGTGCGGCCGTTACCTTGCCGCCGTAGTCCGGGGCCACCTCAAGTGCCAGGTTGGCGATAATCCCGCGAATAGCACCGGCAGGGACCGTCACCGTGTCGGACACGTTGTCTACATCGGTGTAGCCCAGATCAATGCCGTCAGACAGCCAGGATGACATCATAACGTTCAGCGACATCATCGCATCGGCGTACTCGTCAGCCTCAAGGTCGGCCTCGGATGCCTGCACCATGATGCGCTGCAATGCGGCCTTGATGACTTCCCCTGCGGTATAAGACATTATTTCTTCTTCCGTTTAGCTTCGACCTTCTCCCAGAAGGGATTGGACCGATAGGCTGATGAGTTCCACTGCGGGTTAAGCCCCTTGCCTGCTGACTTTACGCCGCGATTCTTTGGCAACGGTATTTCACTTGGTCGGTAAACCTTCGGCTCACTGAACACGCTTCACCTCTTTTTGCTTGCCTTTTTCTTGACCGGCTTCTTTGCCGGTTTCCATCCGAGGGACACGCAGTAATCAATGGTCCCTTTCCTGTCGTTTGTCTCAATCGTTTCGCCGCTAGGGCGAACCCATTTCAAGGTAGTCATCCATCCTCCAAAGAAAGGCGGGGGCCGAAACCCCCGACCTTATTAAGATGCCTGTGTCAGCGTGATGCCGCCGTCAGCGTTTGCCTGACCACTGACGTACCAACTGGTGCCGTCAGACACGAGGTCAACGTAATCGCCAACCACAGCAACACCGTCTGCAAAGGTGATGGTATCGCCGTCAGCAATGTACGGACCATCGTCGCCAGTATCTACCTCAAGCTCGTTGATGCCGCCGATCAGAATGTTTGCGGATGATGCGGTAACAACGGTGTAACTTGCGCCCGAAGGGGCAGCTTTGACCACAAACCGAAAACGCAGGCCAGCAGCCGGTGAGGGCAGTGTGGTTGCAAATTCAGTTGCAGAGTTCAGGAAAAGCGTTTTCCCAGAGTCGGCAGCAGTCAGGGTAGACGCTGCGGTCAGGTCTGCCACACTACTAGACGTATCCAGTGCGTTCTTGATTTCGTCAAGCGACAGAGATGTTCGTGAACCGTCACTCTCGACGATTTCAACCGTGGAATTAATGCCAAGCCGTAGCAGCTTCGAGACAAACATCTCTTTGAAAGAAATGTTTGAGAATCGACGCAAGCCTAAAGCCTGGTCATAGTCTTGACTTGACATGATTAACCTCTCAGCAAAAGGGGGAGGGAGCCGAAGCCCCCTCCCAATTCAGGTCGGAAAGACCCTGCGGAGATTAGCTAGAACCGAAGCCCTGTCCTGCGAAGTACGGGTTCAGGGAGGCGTAAGCCGGACGGAAGTCGAAACGTACCGTCTGGATGTTCTTGTCGCCGTCTGAATACTTCGAGACACGGAACTGCATGCCATCTTCCGTGGTTGCCACGGTGTCAGTGCTGTACAGCTTCTCAATCGGCACGGAGCCAATACCAAAGGCGTTCTTGTGCCAGAACAGGTTGGGAGCGAACGTAGCCGCATCCGTACCGCCGAGGATCGTGATAACATCGTCATTGGCGATAGCGGAGTCAACCGTGTTGTAAGCACCAGAAGCCTCGTAGATGGCCGGGTTGGCGATGATAAGATCACCAGCACCCGCCGTCAGGGTTACGTCTTCCTGCACCACACCGGTCCAAAGCACCTTGTTGCCGGCATCGTCGATGATCGGCTTACGGGTGGACTTGTTCAGCGCATAGACATCAGCAACCTGGACCATAGAACCGGCCTTGATGACCGCACCAGCAGTGAAACCGTCAACGGTGATGGTCTGGAGCATCGTGTCCTTATGCGTGGCATAAGTAACGTCCATCGTGCCGTTCACAGCACCAACCACATCAGCGGTAGCAGCGCGGGTAACAGTCGGAAGCGTGGTGGCCGTCATAACCTTGTCGAAACCAGCAAACATCTCGGTGATGGTTGCCTTCTCGTGCGCGGAAACAATCGGTCCACCAGCCACACCACCGGCACCAAGCGAACGCTGGTTGCTGGCGAGGTTACGCTGGGTGTACGGATTCACCGTGTAGTACCACGGGGAGTCCATCGGAACACCGTTGGCCTGCATGACTGCACCGGCCTCGGCAACGTGATCCCAGGTGGAAGCAGCCGTGCCGTAGGTGCCTGCCAGCATGCCCGTGTGCTTCAGCATGAACTCAGCAAAATCGAGTTCCATGTCGGTGCAGATACGGGTAGCGAGCGGGGCCAGCAGTTGATCCAACTGGTCCATCTTGATAGCCTGGTCGGCCTCGGAGAAGTCCACGAACGCGGTGAAGTAGTTCTGCACCTCGCCTTTGGCCTTGCCCGTGATGATGTCCGTCGCGCTGGAGCCGGAAACATCACCAGCAGCCGTGCGTACAGACAGGTAGTCCGTGGGGCGTTTAAAGTCAACCTTGTCACCGGATGACGGGCTAAACTGGCCCTTCAGGAGTTGAGTATTCACGTTCTTCGAGTGAACGCGGGCGGTCTCGAATTTCTCCAGGAAAACCCTGGCCAACTTTCGAGTGAAGTTGCTGTCAAATGAATTAGCCATTTACGGCCTCCTATTCAAAAGTGGCCCCCTTCGGACCCCGCTGTTGTGGGGGTGCGCCACCACCGTCTAACGATTCCGGCGGTTTCGGGGCTTGTGATTTACCAAACATTGACTCGGCCTTCTGCTTCACCTGAGTAGCCAAATGGACAGCCGCCTGGACGGGTGACATCATCTGCATCTGCTGGACCTCCGCCGGGTTACGAGCCAGATAACTCGTAATCAGCGGACCTTTATCGTCCTGCAAGATGTAGTTAGCCACATCGTCGTGGATGCCCATTGAAGCAACCGTATTGCCCGCTACCTGGAGTTGTTCCGGCTTGATGC